ATTTGGAAGGTATTGTTTCTTGGCATACTTTCCCCGGAGCCGATGAGGAGATTACGCCCGGTATAATTAATTGGGAGAAACTTAATGAAGGTTTGTTAGACATCGTATTGGCAGACCCGATTGTTGACGATGTTCCTGAACCTCCAACCAAGGAAGCACCCATGGCCGCATTGGAAAATCTTAAAGTTGCAGAGTTGAAAGAACTGGCCGCAGGAATGGGTCTTTCCTATTCAGGTCTGAAAAAGGCGGAGTTGCTAGAGTTAGTTAAAGACGGAATTCTTAATGGCAAGATGCCAAACACCGTTATTATCAAATCTGAATAATTGTCTTTGCTGTAAAATCAAGCGTGATAACCTATTTTTGTCGAAGCATCGACTTGCGCATAGCGGGGGGCCGGGTCATGCGCTTTCCTCCTTCGGCTCATGACCCCGCCCCTCGTTATGCCCTAGACTAATTGCCATGCCTCGGAAACGTCTCTTTCTAGATACGTCTGTGGTGGATGCCGCCCGTGAACGCATCAGACATGTCTACGACATCTTTGACACTGTTTGTGTTCAATTCAGTGGAGGCAAGGATTCTTCCGCCGCCCTTCTTCTGGCCAAAGAACTTCACGATGAACGAAATCTTGGACCGGTAAAGGTCATCTTCCGAGACGAAGAAATGGTTTCTCCAGCCGTAGTTCGCTATCTGGAGTGGGTCAAAAATTTGGATTGGGTTGACATGGAATGGTACGCCCTTCCTTACGGGCAGGAAGTGTGGGTGTTGGGGCGTCGGGAATACGTTCTGCTCTGGTCGAAGAAGCGCCAAGAAGAAGGTCGCCTCGTCAGGGAGATGCCGCCATGGGCCATCACCGCTCAACACTTTGGATTAGATAACAACAAGGTCATGCCTCAGCCTGTCGATTACTACACCATGCAAGGCAAAGAAGGCCGAGTCGCATTCCTGACAGGAATCAGAGCCAACGAATCCATGATTCGATATCGTTCTGTTGTTCAAAAACTCCACGAGAATTACATCAATCGCCCGTATCGACTCAGTAAAGCGATTCCATTGCGATTGGTAAAACCCATCTACGACTGGACCACTGATGATGTTTTCAAGTATGTGTCAGAGGACCACGGTTTTCCGTATTGTGATTACTATGACTATGCCGCCGTTTCGGGGGCCAACACCCGAGTCGGAATCCCACTACATTCAGTAGCAGCACGAAGACTCAATGATGTAGTAATCACAGAACCAGAATTTTATGACTCCCTCTGTGCAGCATTTCCCCATATAGACGCACAACGACGATTATGGGGTGATTTTGATATTGAGGGTTTGATTGCTTCCTATTCGGCAGACCGCTGGGATGGCGTGCGCCGCTGCATCAATGACAACATGCTGTCGCCGGGTAAACATAAAGACGCTATGAAATTCGCGGCAGAGTTTAGAAAGAAGCGCAACCACGACCCCTACGGGTATCCTCTAGATCATCTCATCCGAACATTGCTTCTTAATGAGTTTCGACATACGGCCCCATCTCCAGTGGGGCCAAAAACCAAGGCACATCGAATGCGTATGGCCGCTATTGCAGACGCTGACGATTTAGACAAGATAGACGACCTCCTATGAGCGAACTTCTCAAACCACAAAATCTGAAAGTGCCCGACTGGAGGACAACCCATACTCTGAAAACAGATCTTCTTGGGTTGATGCAATCTATCAAAACGTATGGAATTCTCTATCCGATTATTTCCATGGAAGATGGAACCATTATCGACGGATACGCCCGATGGGCCGTAGCCCATGACATGGGTTTAAAAGAGGTTCCAGTTACACGACTTCAATGTAGTTTGGGAGAAGCCATTTTGCTTCATGTCCAAATGAACAGGTGTCGCGGACAGGTGGTGCCCTATCGTTTGAGCCGTGCGATTAGAACTCTGCTCAAAGTTATGAGCGACCGTGACATTATGAATGCTCTCAATATGTCAGAGGATGAGTTCGATATTCTTGAAGATGGTTCTTTGCTTAAAAAGAGAAAAGTAAAACAGCACAACTACAACAAGGCGTGGATTCCAATCGAATCCTCCTCCAGCGAGGACTTTCATATTGAACGCCCGCCCACTCCAGACAAGTGACTCGTTATCAGATCATTTATGCCGACCCTCCGTGGGATTACCGGGGACAACTACAACATGCGGGTAGCGGCAACGACACCACTGGCGGTGCTGTAGCGCATTACCCGACAATGAGCGGACAAGAACTGGCGGCTATGGATGTGCCCGGAATTTCCGATCCGGTCCAGTCCTTATTGTTCTTGTGGTCCAGCAACCCCCACCTACCAGAAGCCTTGAATCTGATGGGGGCGTGGGGCTTCAAGTGGGCCACGGTTGCTTTTGCGTGGGACAAACAGAAGGTAAACCCCGGCTATTACACGATGAGCCAAGTAGAACTGTGTCTCGTTGGAAAACGTGGACGTATTCCGAAACCGCGAGGTGCTCGTAATGTCCGCCAGTTGGTCAGCAGTCCCCGTGGTCTTCATAGTGCCAAGCCGGAAGAAGTGCGGCGGCGAATCGAACAGATGTTCCCTGAACAGAACAAAATCGAATTATTTGCTCGGACCAAGGTACCGGGTTGGGACTACTGGGGTAATGGCGTAGGAAAATCTGATCCGCTTGGAATAGACAGATAGATGCGGGCTGGGGATTTCCAACCCGCTTCTACCTGCGAATCAGATCACCCCCTTACTAAACCGATGACCCCCGAAGGGCTTCTGTGAATCTTACTAGGAAGATGCTATTCCGAAAGAAACCCTTTCATCAAACTTGCTGCATTGATGGTTTCTTCATTGGAAACAATACCTTCCGTTGCAGCGTCAACTATCACACGCTTTGAATTGATCAAATCAAAGATCTCTTCATCAATCGTTCCAGCAGCCAAAGCGTGTGTGATCTGTACGGCCCCTGTAGTTCCTATGCGATGGATTCGCGCAGACACTTGGTCCACATCGGCAGGTGTCCAAGGATGCTCAATGAAGATCATGTCTTGAGCGACAGTCAAGGTGTGGCCAGTTTTTGCTGCTTGGATTGAGAGCACGATCACTGGAAAGTCCGCAAGAGAGCCTTCCATGAAATGCTTTTTGGCATCCTCAACTTCGTCCGAGGACATCCCACCCTGAATTTTTAAACCACCATATTGATTGGCCAGCAGGTTGACGATCTCACGATGATGAGCAGCAACGACTACTTTGCGACCCTCGTTGATTCGACCTTCAATCCATTCGTCAACGGCTTTCAGTTTCATCTTGGCTGCGATTCTTTTCAAAACAGACAACTTGATCAGAAACTCGTGGGCTTCTGCTCCCAACCGTGCCCTCACGGCAGCACTGTGTGGATTTTTACCCATCTCCTCTGCTAGTTCCGCCGCCCTGTCAGCAACGTACTGGGCTATATCATCTCTGGCTGATTCATATTCTTTCTTGTACTTAGGATCTGGGTCGATCATCCATTCGGAATGACGGATTGGTGGCAGGTCTTTTAGGACTTGAGGCTTGGTGCGCCTGATGTAACACGACGCTCGTAAACGATCATTCAGTTCTTCTAAGTTCGTGGCTCCGTCGATGTGCCACTGTTTGAATCTGTCTTGGAAGGCTCCGCAGTACCTTTTGTAGAAGGCCCAGAGTCCACCGAACTCTTTGAGCCGCCCGATGATCTCCAGTTGTGGTCCGTACTCAGCCGGGCGATTTGTAATAGGCGTTCCAGTAAGACATAGAACCATTCCATCACTCGGTACTGTTTTGGCCAGTTTTTGGGCACGCTTCGTCCTTTTCGCTTTAGGATTTTTGAGGTAGTGGCTCTCATCGAATATGTAAGACCTGTAACTTTTAAGAGTCTCCGGGTGAAAATCGATGTTGGAATAGCCAACGATAGTAAAGTCAGCATCTTCCTCAGGGAACTCAGAACGATTGAGCACCCGTCTCCATGTTCTTGTCGGAAAAAACTTTTCTATTTCCTTAGCCCAGTTCAATGCCAAGTTGGGCGGGCACACGACTAAGCACGGGTAGGCATCTTCGTATTGGACAGAGGCCAACGCCTCTAGCGTTTTCCCCAAGCCCATCTCATCAGCGCAGAACACCTTCTTATGCCTAACCATGTACTCAACCCCGGCGGCCTGATAAGGAAGCAGTTCGCCCTTTAGGTCAGGGATTTGAATATTTGAAACCGTGGCTCGGGAAGCGGCGATACCCACGGCTTGTCGTTCTTGAATCTCTACTTGGATCTCCTCAAGTTCTTTGGGAACATGCAGTTTGAAATTTCTAGCAAACCCAATCGCTTCGGATACGGCGGAGATGGGGGCAATCCAAATTTTCTTCTTGGTATCCCAACGAGCACCGGGAATTAATCGGACTGCTGCGACTCTTACGGAGTCATAGGAAAACCTGATGATTAGGTTTTCGCCATTTAGTTCAATACCTTGTCTTTCAAAGGGGTGGTCAGGTAGATCCAATACGCGGAGATCCGGATCAAGCCAGTAATCGTGTTGTACTGCGTAGATTTTGACCTGCTTCAGACTGGACACTGGGATTCGCCAAACTTTTCCAAGCCGGTCCCATTTGGCGCCAGCGATTTGCTTAACGTCAGCCACTTCGGTCGCGTCGTAAGGACTCTCTAGGACGATCTGGTCATCGTTGAGTAGGATTTTTCTGTCCATCGCTCCAATGTACACCAATAGATTATTTTTCCAATGGGGTTGTGAACTGTTCAAAACTCCGATAGTATTATCTCAAGCCCAGAGGAGGGAAGCAAATATGTCACACGAATTGGAAATGAATGAAGCAGGAGAGGCCAGTTTTGTCTGGCGCAAAGAGGGCGGTGCCCCATGGCATCGACTCGGTACGCCCGTTGCCGGTCATCAGACCGCAGAAACAATCCTACCGTTGGCGCAGGCCGATTACGAAGTTGTATCGCTTCCCGTGAAGTATGTAACTCCGGGCGGCTTGATGTTGGAAATGGAAGACCGGTTCATCACGGCCCGTCTAAACGATGACGGCGGCGTAACTCCGTTTGAGGTTGTTAAGGATCGGTACCGGATTGTTCAGAACGATGTTGTTCTGGAAAAGGCATTGAACGTCTGTGGTGCATCGAAAGGTGATGCGGTCATGGACACCTGCGGCGTCCTCAAGGACGGCCGGGAGTTCTTTGCCACCATCGATCTTGGTACTTTGATCATTGACCCACAGGGAGTTGGCGATGAAATCGGTCGGTACCTCGTTGTTCATACGAGCCACGATGGCACCACGCCGATCACATATGCGAACACCGACATTCGGGCGGTATGCAAAAACACGATCAGGTTCGGCCAGAGCGTGGCAAAGTCCATCGTGACCGCACGACACACGGCCAACTACGACAGGGCATTGGAAGAGGCGAATGAGGTTCTCCAGATTTCATCCAATTGGGCGAAGTCATTTAAGGAGACCGCAGAGCGTTTGCTCGCAGTGCCGATTCCGGCTGGTAGCCAAAAGATTGACAAGGTGCTGAACAACCTGTGGCCTGAAAGGGACGCAGATACTGACCGCAAGATTGAGAACCGTGATCGCACGTTGATGACGGTTCGTAACCTATATTCCAGCAGCAAGAATGCTGTTGGGTATGGCTACAACGGTTGGAGTCTGTTCAACGCAGTAGGCGAGTTCTACGACCATCATTGGTTTGATGATGCCGATCGGAATGCTAAAGCATCCATGCAAATCGGTAACAAGTCGTACAACATGAAGACAAAGACGGCAGACCTGATTCTTGATTTGGTCTGATGCCGCATATAGAGGATCCCAAAACGCAACTTGATTGGATGTTGGATCAACTTCATGAGTTGAATCCTGACGCGTTGCGTTTTGTGGATCCGACTTTTGACGAAGCGATCATCGGTATCGGTTGTCAATATTCAAAGAACCCGGTCCTCGTCTATGACGAAGAAAAGATGGTTGAGCATCTCGTCTGGACAGAGGGCTGGGACTTTGAAGAGGCATACGACTATCTATGCTTCAACACGTTTAGTGCGTGGATGGGTGAAGGAACTCCGATCATCGTGAAATCGATCAACGACTTCTAATGGCACCGTGGGCACCTGCGGCCAACATCCTGTTGGACGTTCGGATGAAGAAGGAGGCTCAACGTATGGCCGACGCCATGGGCGACGGCAAGGGGCGTAGGGGTTCCATTCTGGAAGGTGGCGGTGACCTGCTTGGCTGTCTAGGGGAACTCGCCTTCAAACAGATGCTTCAAGATTCCGTATACGGAGAGCATGGCTATGGTGGAGGTCCACTGAAGATCAAGCATCAGACACAGGACCATCCAGAGTTGAAATCGCCCTTCGATTTGAATGTTCAAGGAATCAAAATCGACGTTAAATCGAAGTGGTCCAAGGGCATGCCCAAATACGATTGGGAAGGCAGTGTTGCCATGGGCCGTGAGGACGACAGCGACCTACCTCAGGATGTCGATGTTTTTGCGTTTATGCGAATCCTCTACCACGAAAAGGAAATGATCGGCAAAACGAAGGTGCCGGGGATGGTTGGCTATTTCTGCGGGTGGTTACCGAAGAAGCAGTTTTACAAAAGAGCCGTTGGAATCAAGAAGGGTGAGGTCGATCCACGACCGACCAACTACAACAAATTCAAGTCACACAAAAGCCAATGGAACATCTATCACCATGAACTGAACCCCTCTTTGGGAGAATTATTGTTCCCATAGGAGTTTCAACCACTACTACCAGTAGTAGTGGTACAGTATTGTAACGGAGGTGCGCTATGTATGCCTGTCCGTCATGCCGTAAAGATTTAAGTGATTCGGTACACCGAGGAATCGAAACGGGTCTCTGGAAATTTCGCCTGAAATGTGAATGCGGCGACATCCTCTTTTGGGATCGTAATCACCGCTTGTGGTCTATACATGCGGGTTATACCAAAGAATCCGTTTTCTAGGTTTGACTTTCGTCGTGTAAGCATGGGTGCGTCGAAGCATGCGCCTGTCGTTGTCGCTTGTCCCACCCCAAATGCCAACTTCATGATTCACCATGGCATAGTCCAAGCATTCCCTTTGGACTGGACAACTCCTACAAATGTTGTAGGCCGCCTGCCTTTTTGATCGTTGCAACGGGTCGCCACGCAAGATGAAAAACAGATGGATGTCTTCATCTTTGCATCTAGCCTGTTCAACCCACTCTTCGCCGTCGTCCATCACCGCGCTTCCGTTGATTTGAAGAATTCCAAAACAATGAATGGCCACTCATCCTCCGTGCCACGACGCATGCGAATGGGCCATTCTCGCTCGTCACGCATGCCACGGTAATGCTTCACTTCCAAAACATTAGGGTCTGTCGGGTCAGGAACGATGGCAATCCCGAACTCGGACCAACGGCTCCATACAGCAGAACCGAATGGACGCATCTCCCGGCTGGTGCCTGACCCCAAGGGTGCATGGTGTTCCAGCCAAAGGGCACATCCGTACTCGTTGCGGATATGGTCCAAGAATCTTGCTATTTCGGTAGTCACCGATTCAGAGGTTCTTCCGCCCGGATCCAAAAATGCTTTGTAGAGGGGTCCAAGAACAAGCAATTCCGGTTGAGTTTCTTCAACCCATCCGATCAACCTGTTTCGATCTTCTGGCTTAAGGAGATTCAATCCGTCAGGTTTGACGACAAGATGAGCCTGCATGTCTTTGGCTTTTCCAACCATTTCAATTCTGTTGTAGATTTTCCTAGCCGTTCGTCGGATTATCCTCTCTGGATTTTCCAAGTCAACAAACAATGTTCGGACAGGTGGCATTTTGTCTCGTTTGAACGGATGTATCCCCGCAGCGCACATGAGCGCCACTTGTCGGGCTAAGTAACTTTTCCCAACCCCCTCCGCTGCGACAACGATTACTCGTTCCTGCCGTTCCAAAAGATTGGGGACCAACCAGTCATAGGAATCCGAAGACTCTTCCTTGATCAGCGTGGCCCAGTCCACCAGTCGCCCCTTTTCGTCCAACTGATCCTCGTTGTCGAACTTATCGAAAAGACGTTTGGCTTTATTAATTCTGACATTCAGCGGTTCGCTATGATCCAAACTCGCAAGAACATCAACCAGATCAGTGAATTCATCCCTGATTTCACTAGCAACAATCTCTAAATCGTTCATCGACAACCCAGCGCCTATGTGATCTGAAATGTCCTTACCATGCGCTGGCTTGAAGACTTTTACCTTTGCTCCGGCTTTCCTGAGTTCTCCTGCCACATGGCTCGCATGTGCCATCCCTGCCGTATCGTCATCGGCAATGATGACAATCTTTCCTCCGGCTAAAGCCGTCGTATGATTTGGGAGCCACTTTTTCTCAGTGAATTCCGATGCCGCACCACCGGGGTTACAGGTTGCTACCCGGCCCTCCGATTCCAGCGTGTGAACATCTTTCTCACCCTCTACGACGTAGACGATTCCGTCATCGGAGATTTGCTTTAGAACCTGAGGCAAACGGTAGAGGGGCTTCTTTATGTCTTGAGTCCCCCATTCCCATTCTCCATGTGCATACCTTTGCTGTCGGAAGGTCTTCTTCCCCAACTCGTCTTTGAAACGGATCACCCGCATTACGGGATTTTCGTCAGCATCTTCGTAGACGTAGGTGGCTTCTTTGCGTAGTTTCTGTTTAGGTTTATCCGACTCTGGCCACAGGTCATTCGGTTTGAGACTCAAAGCGTCACAAATCTCATTGAAAGAACATGCAGCGCCGCTATGGCAATGAAGCAGAACCTGTCCCTCACGCCCTATTCCTACGGTAAGGGAGGGCTTGTCATCGTCGTGGGCTGGACAGCACGCTTCCCAGCCGGTACCAGCATGTCGCACTTTGTCCAGTTTGGAGAGGACGAGGTCAACCTCAGGTGTCCGATCCACCTAAGTACCTCTCTTTTTCAGTGTTCTGAACAATTCTGTCGTAAGCAGACAGAAATAGATCTCTATCTGAGTTGGTTCTCAACGCAGTACCACTATTGGGAAACGACTTCATCGTCTGGCCGACAAGATCGTGGGGCTTCTGGAAGGCCACTCCTGCCTCGGAGGCATCGATGGCTGAGCGGAACTGTGCCCATGCTTCAGGAGGGCTGGGTATCGGATCTTTTAATTTCATATCTATTGCTAACCGTCGAACCTGTCCTACGCGTGGAGGGAATCTTTGATCCAACGAGATAAGTTGTTTAATGGCTTCATTCACTAAACCAATTTCAACGTCATTTAGAAAATCCCACCAAAGTCTGCATCGATCTTGAAACGGAGGACCGACAGTAGGTAGATTCCAATTAATGGAGACTTGCTTCACTGCCCCAGCAAGTGCGTCCTTGTTCATAACTTATCAGAATGGTTCTTCAGTATTCGCATACAGTTCGATGACTTGGAAATCTTTATCCGCCAAGTCAGCGTAGGACCAGAACATTTCTATGTGTTTTTCATCCCTCAATATAAGTTCGATATCATCGTACTTCTTGCCTTGTGGGTTGTGACCCATGTGCCATGGAGAATGGGTAACCCCCCGTATTGCGTGTTTACAGTCATCGACTCCATACATGGCGATAGCCTGCTTGATCTTGCGTCGCCGCTTGTCGCCTAGAACCGGCTTGCGGCCTCGTGCAGAAGTCCTACAAGTGGATACCCAACATTGAAAGACTTCAAAGATCTCTTCGGGGGAGGGTTCGGAGGGCACGAAGAAACAATACAGTGGATCGGATTGTGGGACAACCCGGGCTACGAGAAATTCACTAACTGCCTGCGTGTGAGGGAAATTGTAGCCGAGTCCAATTCCATGATTCCGTTGGGATTGGCTCGCAGGACCACATCCACCTGCTCTGGAGGAACGCCGAAACGCCCAGCCAACAAGGCTTTCACCTTAAGTGCCTCCCCTTCGGCTTGCGAAAGGTCGTCATCAAATGGGGATTCAATAGGGACGGTGAGGCTTTGGGCGAGTTCTTCAAAACCAGATGCCTCTATGCACTTGACGCATCCCAGAATGCCGGTAGGTGATTTTCGTTTTCGCGTAATGGTGTGACCGCACACCAATTGATGTGCCCACAGCACATGCCCGTATTTTCCAACCTTGGTGATGGACACCGACTCCCGACGAGGGGCATTACGAGGGCTGGGCATTCTCTCTCTTGTCGCACCATGAATCTGCATCTCGTATGGCTTCTTTCAATCCATCGGACCATGGAAGAGTGAGTGTCATCCACCACGGTTGATGATGCCACTCCGGCATGTCTTCAACGGGAGCCACTTCATGGAGGCGTATAACCACTCGGTCAACTTCTGGCCAAAGTTTCTTCTGCTGCTCTATCCACTCCGTGGCAACTTTTCCGGCAACTTCATCTTCTGGATCCATTAAAAATTTATGTATCAATGGAGAACCTTGTCGGGGCATGAACCGTTCAAAGGATCCCATTTCAATTGCCTCTATTAAATCTTCCGGTATTTCAAAATTTTTGAGGTCATTTTCAGATGTTGGCATAAATCGCTCCGAGGTTGGTCTCTGCCCATTTTCCGTATACGCTCTCAGCGTCCCTATGGGGCAGGACTAAACTGTAGAGCATGGCACGGGTCTGTGCCAGTATAACTATCTTTGATTGACCGCTACCGATAGGAGAGGAGCATGGTCGGACGAATAGTAGGTGGCTTCGCTATCGCAGCGTTGGCATGGACTGCTTCTTGTTTTGGAAATAGTCCCAATCAGGACGCCATCTCCGTCACCGGCAGCAACCCCAAGGCCGCAACCGCCATAATAGAGCCGGGAACAACCACGACAAGCACTACGATCGCGATCGTGCGGCCGACCGTTGTGGCCGTGACCACGACGAGTACCAGTACGACGACCACGACTAGTACGACCAGTACGACCACCACCACGCTTGCGCCAGAAGTGAACCTGATTGACGTTGAGTATCGATATTACGAACGCAGTCCACGAGTGGTCGCCCTGCAAGAGGAACTTGGCCTCCGCTCAGTAGACGGTGTCTACGGACCGCAGACACGCAAGGCTCACATCGAAGCACTCGGCGGTCCACACAACGCCATCATTATTTTCTATCCAGAGGTCTGGAATACCGAAACGCCATGCTCGCACGGGTGTCTACCGGGTGACAGTCACTACCTGCTCCCGACACTTGGGGAACTCATCAACCAATACTTCCTCCCCGAAGACAGAGAACTGGCTCACCAGATCGCTTTCTGCGAATCCAGTGGACGGAGTTGGCATATCGGATCCGAAGTGGTTTCACACGCTTTCGCTGTCGGGTGGTTCCAGCATCTAGCCAAATACTGGCCGGATCGCTCAGAAAAAGCGGGATGGGGGGATTATCACCCGTTCCACGCTGAAGCCAACGTCGCCGTGGCGTCGTGGTTGTTTTATAACAGCGGGGTTCACCATTGGAACCCCAGCAAGTCATGTTGGAAGGACACATTAGATGAATGAAGAACTGATCGAATCCGATGAGACCAAGGATGTCTACAACACCCCCTTTGGAATCCTCACCGTCTACAAGCAGGACGAACTGGGAATGAAGGGTGGCAAAGCGGGAACAAGTCACACTGTCCCACATCAGGGTCAGCCACCCCCTCGTCGGATGAAACTAAAAAAGAAGTACAGGCAGCAGGCGTGATTTACGACCCCGATGCAGTGGATACGGATGCTGTCGATAGGTTGCCTCCTCCCCATCCGGCGAAGTTCACCTCAAAGCATCTAAACGCAATAACCGAAATCCTTGGAGAAGATCACAGTCTTATAGTTTTGGATCCGTTTGCCGGAGTCGGCACCATTCATGATCTGCCGTACATGACAGCAGGCATAGAAATCGAACCGGAATGGGCTTATCAGCGAGAGGGCACTGCCGTAGGTAGCGCTCTCAGGACCGGATACGACGCTGAATATTTTGATGCCGTCGTTACCTCGCCGTGTTTCGGCAATCGCATGGCCGATCATCACAACGCTAAAGACGGCAGCAAGCGGCATACCTACCGGCACTACCTCGGTCGGGAACTAACGAAAGGTAGTGCAGGGGGGATGCAATGGGGCGAAGAATACAAACACTTTCACACTGAAGCATGGTTAGAGGCTAAGAAGGTTCTTAAAGTAGGTGGCTTCTTAATCATCAACATTAAAGATCACATTAGAGATGGCAAGATACAACCTGTAACACAATGGCATTCTGATACTTGTAACAAAATGGGATTCAAGCAGATAAATACTATTATTATCCCGGTAAGTGGAATGACTCATGGCGAAAACGCCGAACAACGAATACCACACGAATCTTTGTTAGTTTTTTCTAAACCAGAAAAAATCTTATAACACAGGTTGTGAATTTCCTTACATGACGTTACCCTGCGAGCATGACAAGTAATAAGGGAATGATCAGAGCGCGTATTAGACGCGAGGGCCGTGCCGTTGAACTTGGGTACTTCAAGACGAAGGCCGAAGTAGCAGCAGCCCAGCAAGTCGCGCATGCGATTCTTGATGAATCGGACAAGGTTAAAAAACAGCCGCCCAAACTGCTGTCGCCCCAAACCTTGGCCAAAATGATTGGTCAAGGTTACTATGACTCCGGAGTCGAAGTCATAGCCCAGATTGCCGTTCGTCGGACAAATCTAATTAAGTCACTGGGGAACAGCCGTAATAAGAATTGGACAGGAGCAGCAGAGTCTTTACTCAAGGATGCCAAATGGCAAGCACTTAAAGACACTCCGAAAGAAACTCCAAAAAAGGTACTTGCTGATGAACTCCGAAGTCTCGGTTTGGACCCACCCAG